CTTTTTTATTTTGTAATCTTTTAGTTAATTGCATTCTAATACTTGACCTACCTATTGTCATTATTTACATGCCTTTCCATAACCTCTTAATGCTGCTCCTACACCTCTAGGTTTTTTCATTTTCTTTTTTTTCTTTTTAACTTTTACTATACCACCTGTAGCATAGTCTTCTCCTTTTATTCCAAACATTTCATCTACTGTTATGTTATTTCTTTCCATATATTCTTCTAGTGATTCAGTTGGAATAATTTTATCTGTTATTTCTTTTACTTTAGGTTTTTTATATTTAGCCATAATTAATTACTCCCTTTAACTAAAACATTAGGACCACCACTAGGATTAGCTGCAGTCTCCATATTATCTTGTCTTGACCTTCTTGCTTGATTACGTAAACCTTCTACTGCATTTACATAGTCACCTTGATATAGTTGTAAATCTTCTGTACTTTTATTAAACCTTGCTGCTTCCATCATGCATGCATAAAATAATGCATCATAACAAAACTCACTAAAGTAATTAGATGTAGTTACACTTACACCTGTTGCACTAGCTAAACCTATTGGTCTACGCACATAAGATATTTCTCCTGTTAAAGTAGAAGCAGGAGTTGGTACTACATAAATAGCTGTTTGTGTTTTTCTGGAATAATACCTAGGAGTACCTGTAGATGCACTTGCATGAGGAAAGTAATCTATAGCATACTCATAAGGTCGTTGTAGAAGAGTTGTTATATTAGAAGATACACTTGTCTTATAATTTACACTTCTTATAATTCTTGTGTCAGCTGGAAGACTAACTACAGGATTAGAAGCTGTAAAAGAAAAAGAACTAAACTCAGTTAGTCCTACATCATCTAAATCTTTTGTTAAACGTATTTCAGCTTTTTCAATTAAAAAAGGAATTTGATTCTCAAACTCAGCTGAATCGTTCTCTGTTGTGTTTATTATATCTGTTTTAAGATATGCATAGTTAGGCATTATCTTATCCTACAAATAGTGTTACGCCACCATTAGCTCCAGGTGTAGATACACTAACTGTAGCACTAAAGCTTACGCCTTGGTCACCTATATAAATATCTGCTTGACCACTAGTAGGAACTTGAAATTTTATTTTATCTCCAGTACTATCTGAAATAGCAAATGTTCCATTAACAGTTGAATATGCATGGATAGCTACTACTCTTGTAATATTAGTTGTTGTTACAATAACACCAGTACCAGCTAGAAATTTACTTGTAATATTATTAGCCATATTAAATCCTTAAAGTTAGGGAGGATGTGTGAGCATCACCCTCCCTAAGTTATTAATGCTTACGCACCTGCGTTACCAAACCAACCTCTCCAGTCAGATACTCCAAAAGAATATCTTTCTCTGGCTTTAAATCTAAGGTTACCTGTATCGAAGTCAGGTTCCATCTTAGTTTGTAGAGGAGTTCTATTAAACATCTTAGTACCATTAGGTATGTCAGTCTTAATGAACCATGCGTTAATATCTGAAAACCTTCTGTTTACAAATATACCACCTGGCATCATTCCCATACTCTTAATAGCATTGATGTCATTAACATTAGTAGCACCATTTGCTGCTGTTGTTGGATTAACTCCAATAGCAGTTGAATAGTCACTTCCTAATATTTGATTAGCAGTAAATATCAAATCTGTAGGAACATGAAGTGATACTGATTGAGCACCAATTAAGATACCTCTATCATCTTCTTGTTTCTGAATTTGTATTACTGCAGTCTCAATAGCTGCTTCTGATAAAGCTGCTCCAGTTGCAGTGTTAGTTTGAACACCTGCAGATATTGTTGGGTGAGAGTCACTAAAAAATGGTTGTCCATCTCCTATTGCATCAGCACCTGCTGTACTAAAACCATTGTTGTAGATTTTAGCAGCTTTAACCTGCTTAGTGTTTGCCATTGCTCTAGCTAAACCTTTTGCTCTTAACTTTGCAAAAGTATCATAAAGGTTATCTTCCATTGCTTCTTCAGTAACTGCAAAAGCTAAAGCAATAGTCTCGTTGTCGTAACGAGCTGTATAACTTTCTTGTGCGTTATCGTAAGAAATGGATTCACCTTCACCTTTAGTAGGTGCAGTGCCAAACCCTGTAAATAGAACTTCTTCTTCAAAAGCTCTATCTGAGTTCTCTATTTCAAAAAGAGGTGCATGTTCGTCAGCTACCTCACCATACTCCGTCCCAAATACTTGGTTCAATCCAGGAAGGAGTTCTTTACTAATACTAGCTCTATTTATAGCCATGTCTTATTCTCCTTATGCTGTTGACGCAGTAGCAGTGACGTATCTGTCTCTGTGCGTGTTTAAAAATACTTCAACGATTGGATAAGCATCTGAATCATCAGTTTCTTCTCCATCTCTTTTCTTACCTATTACTCTTGCTGCTTGTTCTGTTTCAGCTCCTGAAGAAGCCATTAAGTAGTAACTTGATTGTCCAGTTACTGTACTACCAGAACTTGCTGTTGAACTAACTGTAACATTATAGTTTTTAGTTACCATTAATTCATTTGCTGAAAGTGACAATGAACATTGAATGTAATAAGTTTGGTCAGGGTCAGTTATTATAAAAAATTTAACATCTGAATAACCAGCTGCTGAAGTCCCTGTTCCCCAATAACGACTAAACTTTTGTTCGCCATTTAGGACATAAGAACAACCAGCAAATATTCCTGAAGGTTTTAATGTCGCTGCGATAAAAGGTGAAATGGTTGCAAAGTTTGCACCAGGAAGTACAACAGGGTCTCCAGAAAATATGTTGTTATTACATGCTCCACCTGACGTAGGTGAAAAAATTTCTGTGAAAGAACCAGTGTTGTAAGCTCCACCCTTTTTTCTTGCAGGAACAAAACCTTGAAATGCTTTAGCATGTGCCATGATTTTCTCCTATGAAAATGTAGAGAACTTACTCTTGAAATTTAGGAGTTCGTCCTCTGATTGTTTGAGTTTTACTTGAGTTACTGATTGGCATCCTAGAAGGATTAGTTCCCATAAGTTGAGAATTAACAGCATCCATTAATTTGTCAGCCTTATTCTTATAGTGTGCCTTTCTTGCTTCGATACGTCCAGTAGGTATTTTACCTAACGCCAAGTCTCCACGACAGACAGCTCCTTTGTATCGACCTTCATCTCTCACGATAGATGTTGCTCCCATCTCAGGTACTTCATCACTAGCAACAAACTGCCATCCCTCTTGCATTTTTCGCCCTATATGTGCATAATCTTCTTGACCTTTAAGAGTTATTCTTAACCATCCTAAAGATATGCCTTCGCTGGCGTAGCGTTCTTCAACTGCTTCTGGTATTTGAAGTTGATTAGGCTCTTCAAATGTATATTCAGTTTCTTGTTTAATGTTGTTTTCTCTAAGTTGTGAACTACGTGTATTTGTTCGTGTTGTCATTATTTACCTCCACGTTGCGTATTAATTGTTGTATACTCACCATCAGCTTGTTCAGCTTTCATTTTCTCTTGAGCATACTTTTCAAGTGGTATATTCCATTTAGTAGCTATATTAACTTCATTCTTAGATAATCTAACTTTCTTGGAATTAGGAGTAGAACGTGATGCTCCTGCTACTACTTGAGCAGGTCTTGACGTAACCTGCTGCCGATTATTCTCTTGCACTTCTTGAAACTTTGTAGGAAATGCTTCTCGAATTCTTTTGTCAACTTCCTGATAAAATTCATCATCACCAGTTTCATAACCTTCTGCTTTTAGTTCAGCATCTATTGCTAGAGCTGATGCAGTCATTACATTATCTTTACCAAACCATTCATTATTTCTTGCCCAGTCTTGTGCTTTAGGGTCTCCTGCTGGTGCTGGTTGTTGATACTGCTGTTGTTGTGGTGATGCGACAGGCTGTCTTGGTGCTTGTTGCACATTTTTAAATCTTTCTTTTGTAACATTAACATTCTTTAAATCAACTTGAGCTTCATTAAGCATCTCTTGAGCTGATAAAAGTTTGTCTTGGTCACCTGCTTCATAAGCATTCTTGTATGCTGTACGAGCCATTTGTAATTTATCAGTTAATTGTTTTTCTGTTACTTCTAAATTCTTTTGATTAACAGAAGTAAATTCTGTTTCTCTTTGTTTAACTAAACCTTGTAGTTGTTCGTTTTGTTGTACAAGTTGAGTTATCTGGTCTTCTTTATCTTTTCTTTGTTTAATTAATTGTCTTATTCTTTTTTGAGCACCTTTAGTTTCAATGCCTTCTAATTCTTTTTCTGCTGGTGCTTCTGCTTTTGGTTCTACTGAAGAAGGAGTAGCATCATCTTTTTCTACTTCTACTTCTATTTTTTCTTCTTCTTCTTTTACAGGAGCTTCTACTTTCTCCCAGTTTTCTTCCTTTGTCATGTTACCTCCGTTGTTTACGAGACAAACGTATTTACGTTTAAATTTATTATATCATATAATTTTTAGTTAAAGAAATTTAATTTGAACTAGCAGCAGATAAATTAAATGTTGGGTCTAAAGTCTTAGGACTTTCTACTCTCATAATTATTTGGTCATCATATAATAAAATATATTTAATACCTTTATATTTTATTTTTTGACCTGTATGTTTACCATAGCATACATAATCATCTATCTTACACCAAGGTCCTTTATTAAATTTTTCTTCATCTGCATAAGCTAAGTCACCTATTGCAACTACTTTACCTACTGTCGTTAAGTATGCCATATCTTCTCTAGTAGAATCTGGCAATAAAATCCCACCTTTAGTCTCTTGTTTTATACTTACAGGTCTAACTAAAACATGATAACCTGGTAATTCAGGTAAAATATCTGGGTCTTCCTGTTCGTTCTTTGTTATCCAAGCATCATTCTTTACTGCTTTTCCTACGTGTACTTGTTGCATATTAATCCTCTTCTGTATAATTACGTTTTTTTATAGTTTCAATAAACTGGGTTCGTGCCCATTCTATACCATTAATAGTTCCTACGATTTGTTTATAACTATCATAGGAGTCTGCATTACCATCTGCTAATGTATTCTTTAAGTTTTGAATCTCATCAGCATATCGTTTGATAATTTCGTCAAAAATGTCCATTCTTATGTAGCAAGCTTAGTTGCAAGTTCAGCTGCTTTCATCTTTTCTTTACTTGTTATCTTATCTTGTTCTGTTTCTTGTTTCTTTTCTTCAATGGACATATTCATTAAATTGTCTAAAGCTTTTATTTGTTGTTTAGATAATCTATCAGCTTGAGCTTTTTGTTCTTTAAATTGTTTTGTTTGTGCTTGGTCAGCAACTTTTAACATTATTTCACTTTGCTCCATTTCTAACTTCTGAGCTTCTAGTACTGCTTTAGCATTATCTTGCATAGCTTTTAATTCTAATTTCTTTTGTTCTAATAATACTTTTTGTTTTTCTAAATCTACCATTTGTTGTTCAGGAGATTCTACTTTACCCATTGCCATATTTGCATTTAATACTTCTTGAGCAGCTTCTGCCATTGCTCCTTGTACTACTGCAGGATTCTGTGCTTGCTCTGGAGATACTTTAGTTTGTAACTTCTGCTGTGTCATACCATTAATTTGTTCTTGATATTTCATTACAGAATGTTCTTGTATATTAGATGCTAAGATAGGTTGTATCTTTGCCATAATAGGATTAGCACCATTCTGAGGGTCATTTAAATATGCCATCTTTATAGTAATATGTGACTCATGGTCTTGTCCTGGAAATGCTGCAATAGGCATTCCTTTAGATGCAGCCATTATATCTGATACTGGGTCCATCTCTTGTGGTTCTACTTTAGGTGGTAGTATTTCATCTACGTTAGGAATATTAGATGCATTTAATATTGTTCTATTTAATGCTTCTAAGTTAAACATTCCTGGTGGAGATTGTTGTGCCATCTGTAATGCCATTTGAGCTAACATAAGTCTGTGAGCATTAGAAGGAATATTAGGGTCACTAACAGGTATAATATCTACTTTACCATTAAAGTCTTCTTTAAAAATATTTCTTTCTGCCATAGGAACATCATAAGGATATTCTTCTGGTAAGTAGTCGTGGTCTATTTGAGCTAAAATTCTAAACTCATCTTTCTGTGATTTATGTAATCGTTTATGTATTGCAGTAAAAAACTTACTTGATGCTTCTAGTAATGCCATTGTTGTTCCTACTGGTCCATAGTTAGAACCATCTGCAATTACTTGTTCTGTACTATCTGCAAACTTCTGTCCTGCTGCAGTCATAAAACCTAGCATTTGAAATAAA